TGATCAATAATTTGTAATTTTAAGTCATTACTAAAATTTGTGCTGTAAACTGGAATAATCTTTTCTAAAAGGGCGCCTTCTGGTATAACGTCACTAAGAACTATACCTCCTTGACCTGTCAAACTATTTACTTCTGTACCATCTTCTGTAATGTTAACTACTCTTGTCCATTTGTATGTCACAGCGTTAGGATGATCAGCATCTCCGTCCATTATAGCATGGCTGTTGTCCGCCATAAAATGCTTGCCTGTAGGCGCAACAAATTTAAGCATAGATCCTACAGTTAAAGATTTTAAACTATTTGATGCAAACGACCCGACCCTAAATGGAACACTATCTAGATTTTGTAGTATTCCTACATTTCTATTTGTTGCTACTGTTTTGCTAACCCATGCTGCATTTAAATCTCTTACTAACAAATCAAGATATTCGCTCATATAAAAATTACGTAAAGGATTAGACCTCACAATACTTTGTATGTTGTTTACAATCACGCCTTCAATGTCGCTTTGGCTTGTAAAAGTAAAATCTTGTTTTGTTTGATATAGTTCTTTGTATACAATTCCGTCATTTGCATATAATTTTGTTGTGCTATATTTTCCACTAGGATCTTTTAAATCAAAGTATCTGCTTATACCACTAGAAATTCTGTTTACACTTCGTGTTTTAATTATATCTTGACTAACTGATAACGGGCCAATATTATAATCTTCTCCTGTTACTAATCTATTTTGTGTATAAAATGTCGAAGGAGCATTTAATTTTATTTCAGCGTTAGATTCAGCTTGAGCACTATTGTTAATAGTATATTGAAGCCGCAACCCTATAGTTAACGTTTCTTGAGATCCCGATTTGCTTTGATACGGAATATCAATTAAAACTGTACCGATTGAACCAGGAGATATTGATAATGGTTTGTTTATACTTGTTCTATAATAAATTTTGAAATTGCCAGATGGCAAATTGCCAAAAACTCCGTCACTGAACGCAACATTAATTCTATCGCCTATTCTTGTTTGGACTTGAAATATATCTCTAACTTGGTTAAACAAGCTATTGTAAATGACTGAGTTGCCTTCTACAGCATCTAATTTTGTCCAATTAGTTGTTTCAAAGCCATTTGTATCTACACTATAAAGCCATACATCGGTATCATTAATATTTGCGACATCTATACCTACTACTTGATTAGGCACAGGATTAGTAACATTGAAAGTTCCGGTTTGCAAAACACCTTGTCGTGCATGCATAAAAAATCCAGTGTTTGAAGACCCAGGTCCTTGGCCGTCGTCTCTAAATAAAAATGCAGGACTAGTGCCTGGTAGAGGAGGTTCTTCCGATAAGCTATTATTTTTTATATCTGTACTTACAATTTCAAATGGTACATTATTACCTTCAATTATTTTTGTAAATGGAAAAATTGCAGATGTAGTGTTAACTGCATTAAGTCTATACTTTTGTGTTGAAACGTTTGAAATTGTATCATTTTTTAAAGGATTACCAATTTGGTTTGCTAAGGGTAATGCTGCATTTAAAATTTTAGTAAATTGTTCAAAATAATTTGTATTAGTTTGATCATTCCATTTAATTACTGTATTTTGTAAATTTATTCCTGTACTATCGAAAATTGATTCCGATGTCTTAATAGTAGAAAATTTAAACAGTCCATTAGCTGCTTGATTTCTTCGAGGATTGTAAGACAGCATACGTGCTAGACGCAATACGCTTTCTCTACGTTCTGCTGTTTCAAGGAAGTTTTCACGAGCGTTTAAATCAATGCGGAATGATAAGTTTTGCCCAAGGAATGCAATCATATCAATCAGTGCAAGATATTCACTTGATTCAATGTAGTCGTTAAAATCTTCGGGATAATTTTGGCGCAGATAATTAATCATCGCGCGGCGAAGATTATCAAAATCATAGCTTTGAAATTCTGCATTTCTAAAGCTTTGATATATTCTTTTCCAGTCCTCAGTTACTAGCAACTTAGACTGTCTATCACTTGAAGACATACCGGTATTCCTTATTATAAAGTATTTATGCTACGAAATAATGTATGTATTTAATTGTCTAGCAATCCAATATTATTGTCAAATTTAAAATTAAGTTGCTCAGTGATTGAATAAGTTTTGTATGTTACTGAAGCTGAAACTTGTATTCCGTTTTCATATGCTTCTACAAATACTTCTTCTGCAGAAATCCTAGGGTCATAATTAATAATATACGTAACATTTTCTGCAATAGCTTGCTGTAATGCCGGAGTAAATGGTTCAAATAGTATGTCCCATATTATGCATCCAAACTCGGGATTACCAAGTTTTTCGCCTTGGCGTATGTGAAAATGATTAATTAAATCTTGTTTGATAATTTCAAAATCGTACAGCTTAAAACCTTTAGACGAATCTCCTGAATAAAATCCTCTATAAGTTCTAGATACAGTTGGTGCTGTCGAAGTACTAGGAACTTGTACTCTTTTGTATAAATTGTCTTCTAATTCACTCATAACATATTTACCTATTGCACATTAGAGGATCCGTCAGCATTCTGAGGTCCTGGATTATTTTGTTCTTGCGGCGATGTAGGCGATTCTGCATCTTTTTCTTCTGTAATTTCTTTTGCAGGAGCAATATAATAATCTTCTCCTCTCGGGTCTCCCGAGTCTGTAATCTTTTCATCAGTTGATGGACCTTGCGGTATTAGGCCTGGTGTAAATCTATAATTTCCACCTTCGTTTGCTGCGGTGCTAAAGTGCATTGCATCGTCTAAACTATTCCAAGCTCCGCCCCAACCTAAGCCAAAGCTTTTAGCAAGTTCGCCAGTATTTGCAGGCATGTCAGTTATAGGAGCATTAGACGGTCTTGGAATCCATAGTCCATTTGGATCACCATTCCTTACCGGGTTTGGCGGATTTATATCAATTGCCGCGCCGCTAGCATGTGTGCTCCATTTGCTTGAATTTCCTATATTGCGTTTGCTATAACCTAATAAAACTTTTATCTCATAGCCAGTAGCTTCTAATGCATCAATAAAGCCTTGGAAATTAGGAACCCAAATTTCAGCAACTTCGGCTGTAATTCCTTTACTAGTTGATACTGTTCCTAACGGACCGTCTCCTTTAAAGAATCTATTAGCATAAGAATCTGTTGATCTTTCTTTATCAATTTCAAAATTCGCAATTGATCTAATTGCGGCAGTGCCTGGCACATTTTTAGGAGGAACAACTTCTCCGTTAACAATTGCATTATCGCCTGTGGTGCCGTAATCGTTAATTCCTGAGGATCCATAAACTTGTGACGAGGTTTGATTTGCAGATTTAGTTTTAGTAAACGTGTCTGGCGTTATAATTCTATCACTTGGCATTAATTGCCCTGGGGATTCTCTGTCAGTTTGCTCAGGTTTAAATCCTGCAGGATTTAAATTTTCATGATGCATATATGGTTCGTGCTGCGGTGCCCGTGTAAGAATACTTTCATAAGGAACTGTGTCTTGGGCTCCTGGAAAAGTGTAAGGTAATACGATTTGCGTTAATGGAATTATTGCTTCAGCAGGTTTTGCTGCGGTTGATGCTGTTGCACTAACGGCTGTTGTAGCTGCTGTACCTGCTACTGCTACTCCTGAATTCCAACTTATTTTTGTTGCATCGCCTGCAATCGCTGTGCCGCCTAGCATATTAATACCGTTAGCTGTTTCAAAATGTGCAGAATCAGATTGTACATCGAATGCGCCTGTAATTGTTGTTAAACTGTCTCCAGAAACGATTGTTTCTAAATTTGCGCCAGATAAGATTTTAATATTTGCTAACCCGTGTAGATTAACATCTTCTGCTTTATTCATATATAAACCAGCAGCTAGATCATTTATATTACTTGCACTTTCTCTATAAAAGGAGTGTGCAGATTTTTGATTAAATGTACCCTTTGAAGTATCGAGAATATTACCTGCTAATAATTCGCTATTACCTGTCACAGTCACAAAACTATCATCATCTATTTTTATTTGACTTGTGCCAAGAACATTTCTTTTGTATTGATCACCTACTAAAATATTTGTGTCATATTTAGACTCAATCTGTATTCTACCACATTCTAATCCGTCGTAAGTTTTTTGTCCGTCACTATATCTTGCCTGAGCCCTCATGTTTATGTTACGACCTGCGTCAATATTAAAGTCTCTTTCAGCAGTAAAATTGATGTCTTGGTTACTCATTACACTTATACTATCTTGTGCATGGATATCTATTTTTCCATCTGAACTTAATTCTACCCATGCTGTTCCTCTGCTGTTACTAATGTATATTAGATCCTCTGCATTGTGTAACAGTATTTGATGACCTGTGCGTGTTCTTATTCTAAATAATTCATTTTGAGGTATAGTTTCGTCGCCGCCTGGGTCTCCAAGACCTTTGTTTATATACACAGGGGGGCCGTCTTCTGCATGATTTGCTCTTACAAAACGCTCGTCGCCATCGTCCATTACAATAGATGATCCGCCTAATCTATTGTACGGAACATTTGCCTTTTTTTCCTCGGCGCCTACATCAAATTTAGGATTTTCTTTTCTCTTATCTTTAGGACCTGGTGTGCTCCAGCCAAATACCATACTAGGAAAATCTCGTCTTGCACTAGTTGTTGTAGTTCCCCTAACTTCGTCAAGTAATAATCCTTGAACTTCTAATACACTTGTAAAATCTTTGTTAAAGGGTTTATTAAACAAAGTAGTATCAACTTTGCTTCCAGTTTCAACTTTTTTGTTAAATTCTCCTACTGGTAATTTAACACCTCTTAAATTATCTGGAGTATTTTCGGTAGTTAGTGTAGTTGCAGCTCGCCCATCTGGTACCATGAAATTCATAAAATCATCTTGTATGCAACCCATCCAATAACCAAAGTTTGCATTTCCTTCTGCAAATATAACTAATACTTTGGTTCCTATGTCAGGAGGGACTGCCCAAAAACCGTAACTTTTTTGAGTAAATTCGTATCCATCATTATTTTGAACACCTGCTGAAGGTGTTGTTCCGTAAAACGGACTAAGATATTTTACAGTAGCAGTCTGTCCGCTTTTTTGTGGTAAATTTCCAGCTGACGTATACTTTAGTAATTCAACTTCAAGAGTGCCCATATTATTAACATCTAAATTGTTAATAATAATTGCTTCGTAAGGAACGCCTGATTTTATAGGAAAATTACTTGACCTTCCAGTACGTGTATATGTAGTTCCTCTTCTTGCCATTATTGGGGTCCTCTAGTGTCTGTCCATTTTTTAGTGCCAGTTCTCTCTTCTGCTTTATCTTTAGTTATCGGAGGGTCGATCGTAAACTGGTCAGTGATGGATTCAACACAAGGTAAAAGATTATCTATTTTTGTAGCTACTACTTCAACTTTTTTCTCTATTGCTTCTATAATTTCGTCTGCTCCAAACGGTAATCCTGGTGCTCCGGGATCTTCGTCAGGGTTTTTGTCAGTCGGCGGCGGCGCAGGTTCTTCGGGTTTTGGAATTAAATCAGGCAATTGTTCTTGCCCTCGAGGATCTTCTGCATCTGGATTTGACGGTGCTTCAACAGGTGCAACACCTGCATTTGTAGGAGAATTTGTTGCGCCTGAAGTTTCTGTTTGAACCGGTGTTGCTGCTGCTGAACTTATTCCGTGGATGCCAATATCTTTAATTTTTTCTCCAGTCCTAAAATCATATCTGTCGTCTAACGGATCTATTCTTCCGTAGATATAAGGATTATAATCTTGAGGTGAAACACTATTTTGTGGTTGGCTGCCTGCTCGTGTGCCCCTATATGCTCCAACCCCAGGTCCTGCTGATGATTTTTCTACTTGTGCTTTTTCACTTACACCTGTTGGAGGAAGGGCTCTATTACTACCTGTAGTTGTAACATCTATTTCTTGAACTTCTCCCGATCCTCCAGCTTTAATGTCCTCAAGTGCTTGATATAGATGATCTGGGTCATGGTTGGCTTTATTCAATCCGTCGCCTGCGTAAAAGCTTTGTCCTTTTTTAAGATTTCTTCTAGGAGAATTTTTGTATATGCTGCCTGCTGGTATATCATAAGGAACTGGCATACTAGCAAATTCAGCAGCAAGGAAAATCATAAATTTTCCAGTATCAATTGATTCTGCTTTCCATTGATCATATTTTCTAAATTTTATTAATCGCTGAATAATTAACGCATCTTGTACATCTCTAGAAAACACTGTCCGCATAGGATCACATCCTAAATACCCTACACATTCTTTGAGTGTACTTTTTATAAATTGGTACTTGCCTACTGCACTAGATTTTCTTCCAGATTCTAGTCTTTGATTCTGATATGACTCAACTTGTGATAACGTCATTACCGTTAGCTCAGGTTCAACATGTCCTGGCCATACACTACAGTACGGATTACTCCGTACTGCTTCTCCGTCTGCAATAAGCCTAAGTAATGCTCTGTCCATATCACTTACTGTAACTGCCATTTAGCTAAATCCTCTTAAATTTAAGGGCGAATTTTCTAAAGCCGATTCAAACGCTGCTTGTGCTGCGGTTATATCTTCTTTAATTTGTGGCGGTGCAGTAAACAAACTCTTT